CCACTGGACCGGAGAAGGAGTAGAGGAGGAGTACATCCACACCGACAGCCCATATGACCATCCCCTAGTTAAGGTGAACCCAAAGTTTTATCGCCCAGCAGAAGTTGAAGTCTTAATAGGAGATCCAACAAAGGCTAGAGAAGAATTAAACTGGAAACCGAAAGGGACCTTTGATACACTAGTGGAGAAGATGGTGAAGTATGATATTGAAAACTAAATTCGACTACCACAGGCTTATTGTCAATTGTTTTTGCGACTATGAGAAGGGGACCTACGGAGAGAAGCTGAACGAGGCTATTGAAGTCTACAGCAAGTATCCTAATCCAGAGTTTTGGGAGTGGATGATCATAAACTGTGACCTCAAGGTTCCAAGCTTAAAATTTTTCCTAACAGAAGACGGAACAGCGTTTCTACAGCGGAAACACAGGCTTATGGGAGCTAAAGAGAAGAAGAAAAGCTTTACAAATGTTAGGTCGAGTGATAAGGTAGGAGAAGATAGAGAATACCCCAAGAAGAATCTAACTGTCTTAGACTTTATTAGAAATGGCAAGAAAAAAGAAGATTAACCCCGCGGGAACCTCACCCCAGCAGCAGATCCAAGCCTATCTTGAGCAGCATAAGGGGGACCATTACAACTTTGAAGAAGAGAGGACCTACACCGTGTCTAGTGGTAGCCTCCTAATGGACATAGAGATGGGCGGGGGCATTAAGCCCGGTATAATCCGAGCGTCAGGAGTAGCTGAAGGAGGCAAAACTTCTTGTGCTCTTGCGTTCGCTCGTAATTTCCAAAAAATGGATAACGCAATGGTTATCTACATCAAGGCAGAGGGCAGGCTCTCTGCAGAGATGGTCGAAAGGTCAGGAGTAGATACTAATGAAGAAAAATGGTTCATTTATAAATGTAATGTATATGAGAGTGTTATTGATTTTATGCGACAAATGGTCAAGGATAACCCTACCGACACAAGATACATGTTTATTATTGATTGTATGGACGCTCTGGTTCCTCGGGGTGACCTAGAGAAGAGCGCGGACGAAGCCATCAAGGTCGCGGGAGGTGCATTACTTAGTTCAGATTTTCTTAAACGTATGGCTCTTGGTCTGGGCATTCGTGGTCACATATGTTATATGGTATCTCAAGTGAGAACTAAGGTCTCTATTAATCCCTACGAGAAGACAGATCCAAAACTTACAAATGCCTCTGGAGGAAACGCTATGTTACATTATAGTGATTGGATTTTAGAGTTTCAGCCTCGTTGGAATAAAGACTTAATTACAACGCAGCCGAACGGTAAAGGAGACCAACTCGGTCACTGGTGTAAAGTGGTTTTTAGAAAGAGCTCTAACGAAAAAACCGGAATAGAAGTGCGTTACCCTATAAAGTATAGAGCCCCGGCGGGCAAAAGTATATGGGTAGAGAAGGAGGTGGCAGATATGATGCTGGCTTGGGACATGGCTATCGCGAAGGGAGCATGGGTAACTGTTTCAGATGAGATTATCGAAGAGGTAGAGAAGGAAGCTAAGACAGAATTCAAGAAGCAGCATCAAGGTATGGATAATTTTGGAAAGTATTTCGAGGAGAACCCAGACATAGGTAAATATTTGTTTCATAAGTTTAGAGACGTATTAAAGAAAGCCTAGTAGACTTTTAGTATTTTTTATGCTAAACTTAGCCAGTGAGGCTCAAGAATATACATGGCAGATTACAGTCTAAAAACGTAACGAAGTATCTCATAGACTGGAGGAAGAATTCTCGTTCTAAGCTCCAGACTAAAGTTAAGAGGTTTTTCCAGAAATACTGGAAAGGACACATCGTTTACGAAGAATTCCCTGTTTATGGCACAAGGATGAAGGTAGACCTGTTAAATGCTACAAAAAAGGTAGCTATAGAGGTCAACGGTCCTCAACATAGTGCATTTAATTCCTTTTTTCACAAAAACTCCAGACTTAATTACCTAAAGTCAATAAAAAGAGACTACGCAAAGGCCCAATGGCTGGAGGCGAACGGCTATGAACTCATAGAATTATGTACAGAAGAGGTGGAAAATCTATCTGAAGATTTTTTAGTCAAAAATATGAAAAAATTAATATAATTACATTGAAAAGAAATATATTTTAAATGGCTGCTGTACAACTAACTCTATATGGAAAAGAGACGTCGACTCTCGACTGCTCTGATGGAGATTCGTATTCGCCGACAGTCTGTACCAGCCTTATTGGGTTTGGTGCCGCCGCTGATGCCTGTGCTTGGGACGCTCAGGCCTCATCTGCTTCTTTAACTTTTTGGTGGGATAACGAAGAGTTCAGCAACATCGGCATGGCCAGCACGCTCTATTCGGATCAGGCGCTGTCGATACTAGCGGTTTGCACAGACGATGATCCCAATGCGTATCCCTGCGAGTCTGACGACAATGACCCTCAAGAAAATAGAATTTGTGATTGCGGAGCTCTGCTATCACCTTCACATAAATTTTTCTATGACGACACCAATGAACAGTGCTATGAGATAAATCTTTCCGGAAGCAATATAAGCAAGATTGCAACCGTTCATCCTTGCTCAACTACAAGCGAGTCTGTAACGGCATCAGCAACAGCAACAGCTACAGAGTCGCTTACGCCGTCTGCAACGGCATCAGCAACGCATAGCCACTCTCACGTAGAGTGTGTAGATAGCAGCGGTGATACTAACTATTGTACTTATGTTTGGGAGGCTTATTGGGATTGTTTTGCTCAAGACTGGTTAAGGTATCCGGAAGACACAAGTTGCGATACTTCTGAGTGCGGCGGATTTCCGCTCTTCAACTGCAGTACAGAATTGGACGAGTTGCCAATAATAGAGTTTGTAGAACGTACGTGCAAGGTAGAGCCGACGTGTGGGTGGAATAAATGGGTATCAGAAAGCGACACTGCTGACGCGCACGGGGTTGCAGGTTTTTGGATTGACGAAGATGTATTTCCCGGTGATCCTTATTCAAATAAGCACTGGATAGAAAGGTGGCGTTTTTATGCCGATTGGGAACCCAATCTCGATGCCGGCGGCGATATCGAAGATATAGACGATGATACCCCGCTGAACCCCTGCTTATACGGTGACGACTTTAGTGTTTCTAATTGCGATTGTAACACTGGCGATAAATCCCGTAGCTCATCTGGTAGTCCAGATTATATTATTTCAGGTGCCCCCGCCACACCCACCTCCCTTGGTTGGTACAATAATGCAGGCGTTGCGGCGGGTTATCCAGACTTAATACCCATCCACGAGTGTGACGGCATAGTAGGCATTCATAGGTTTTTTTCACCTGCAGGTGCCGGAGCAAGATCTGCTAACTCTAGCTTTGATGAGTGCGATGGCACTTTGACCGCTTCGGCCACACCTACAGATTCTACCACGGCTTCGGCGACCGGCACTGCAACAGCGACACAGTCGCTTACGAAGTCTGCAACAGCTACAGCCACAGCCACAGAGTCAGTTACTAAGTCTGCAACAGCTACAGCCACAACCACAGAGTCGGCTACTCCAACTGCATCAGCTACGAAAGCCTGCTGCTCACCAAATCGGTGGTGGGAGTCGGGATTGACGGACTGGCAAGATGGCGACGTAGTATCCCTCCTGATTTCGGTGAATAATACCGCCACCGAGACGTGTTGGATTCTCAGTGGTAGTTCGGAATACTACAGTTCGTCCAACAACGATGTCAATCCCTACGTTTCCAGTGAGTGGGAACAGTGTGAATGTTGCTTTACTTTTACTGCATCAGCTTCAGTTACCTATACAGTTTCACAGACACCATCAGCGTCAGCGACAGAAGGCTGTTGTACCCCTGCGTATTTCTGGGTGGCCTACGATATAAACGAGTATGAGTTCGGGGATACTAGGAGCTATATTAATCCTTCTACCGGCGGAGAAGAATGCCTTCGTGTAACAGACGCTGCTGGAGCAAACAGCAACACTGCGGAGCCGCCGATGACTAACCAAGGAGTCGCTGCAGACTATTGGGAAGTTTGTGAATGTTGCTTTACTTTCACTGCATCAGCTTCAGTTACAAATACGGTGTCGGTCACGGAGACCGTCACTCCCACAATATCAGCTACGCCTTCGGCCACGGGAACCGCTACTGTCACACAGTCGGTTACGAAGACTGCATCGGCTACTGCTTCGGCGACCGGCACTGCCACACAGTCGCTTACG